AGAGAAAGGGGTACCAATTCTATGATTTCTAGCTTCAGCTTGTTCTCTTATTTCAAGATCATAATCATTAGAATAAAATATCATAGTATTAGCTATATTTAAAGTGAGACCATAACCACCTGTTCTTGGATGGCCTACTAAAAACTTCATGTGATGCTCAGGGTCTTTAAATCTTTCTAAAATTTTAGGTCTATCAGTTGAGGGTGTTTCTCCATAAAAACCCTCTGCTGAACCCTGTCCATATTTTTTATTTAAGGCTTCGATAACTGTTTTAATATTGTGCCTGTAAGAACACCATATTATGACTTTACCATCAGTTTCTTCTATCGTATCTAATAACTCTTTTACTCTATTTTCTGAAAAATCAATTAATTTACCCTCATCTGTTGTCATGTAACCACAAGCTATTTGATGTAATCTTTTTAGCTGAGCTATCAAAGTTGCAGTTGTTAATTGTTCCCCATCTATTTCAGCTAACGCTAATTTTTTCATCATGACATAAGCTTTTAGTTGGTTCTCGGTCATCGGAACACGTCTCTTTAAATAAATTTTATCAGGTAAGTCCAACGCTTCATCTTTAGTTACACGATAGGAAAATTTTTGTATTTGTTTTGTCAATTCATCGAGTCTTTTATACCCTGTCACCTTGTTAAAACTTCTACCACCAAAACTCATTTTAACTTGATCACAATATCTCGCTTTAAATGTATAGATAGAACTAAAGCCTAATAGGTCTTCATTTAAAAACGCACATTGAGAATATAAATCCTCAGGAGATTTAGTTATGGGAGAGCCTGTCAATATGGCTCTATAACGAGCATAGGACCCAATCTTAATACATCTCTTAGTTCTTTTAGCTGAACCATTTTTTATAATTGTGGACTCATCAACACACATTAAAGTTTTATCTGTATAACAAAATTTTTCTGCAACCATACTTCCGTTCTTAGTTATTATTCCATCAATGTTCATTACTAAAATTTTTAATTTGTTGTCATTAGAAAAAAGTTTTTCTTTTATTTCTTTTTGTTCTTTTTTTGTTTTAGCTCCCTCCCAAACATGAACATCATACTCAATGTGTTCTGCTAAATGTTTTCCTAACTCTTCTCGCCAATTATATTTTATTCCGTTGGGACAAATTACTAAAAGATTATTTACTTTTCCGTTATCAAATAAAATAGAAACCCCATCGATAAGAACTTTAGTTTTACCACAACCCATTTCCATGAACAGGGCATACTCAGGACTTTCTTTTTCAAAAGAGTTCATCATACCCGCAAGGCCAACTAACTGATGTTCCATTGGCTTTGTTTTGAACTTGTATTTGTTAACCAACATATGTAGAGTTTTTATTCTAGTATCAAAGAATATAACAATGAGTGAGAAAAGCAAAGTTTATGTTATTCAAAATGTAATGAGAAAATATCCTGACGGAACAATTAGAGCATTAGATTATAAACAAGCTGAGAGATTTGGTGAAATAATCTTTTTATTTGATGGTCAAAAACAAGTAGTCATGTCCCCTCAACCCACTATAAGAAAACTCAAATCTCTTCTAAAAGGGTTCAAAGACAACGATTATTTACTTTTAGTTGGCGACCCCGCTCTGATTGGGTTGACTTGCTCAGTCGTATCAAGTATTACTAGTGGTAGATATAATATGTTAAAATATGATAGATTAGAAAAAGATTACTTTCCTATCAGAGTTGACATTTATAACTAAGAATAAAAAAGGAGAATAATATGGCTATTAACTTAAGACGAGAAGAAAAAGACTTTCAGGTAACTGAGGTAGACCCTATATCAAAGGGCGCACAGGATTATTTGAAAGCTGAAAAAGAAGTAGAGGACTTAGAAGCTTTACTTAAAGTAAAAAAAGAAGCTGTACGCAGAGCAAACGAAAATTTAGTAGAATTGTTTGAAGAGCGTGGAGTTACTTCAATAAAAATGAAAGACGGTTCTAACGTAGAAATCAAACCGTTTTATACAGGAACAATATCCAAAGAAAAACAAGACGAGGCTTTTGCTTGGTTGCGTGATCATGGATATGAAGACTTGATTAAAAATCAAGTGATAGTAAAGTTTGGGAGAGCTGAAGACCATAAGGCAGTAAAGCTGTTCAAGGACTTAGCGACCCAAGGGCTTGACACTGATAGAGCTATCAAAGTTGAGCCATCTACTCTTAGAGGTTTCATTCGTGAAATGGTTGAGAGTGGTAAAGAATTACCTATGGATACTTTTGGAGTATTTGTAGGTCATAAAGTCAATATCAAGAAAGGTAAATAAATGACAGAGACAGCAAAAAAGCAAGTAGCGAAAAACGAAAAGAAAGAAGTTGCACAAGTACAATTAAATGCAATTTTAAAGTCAGAGCCTCTATCAGTCAGAGAAGCTGAGGACTATGCAATACCTTACCTTAATATGCTAAGTAAGGGTTCACCTCAAGTTGATGAGGAGAATGAAAAGTATATTCAAGGTGCTAAAAAGGGACAAATATTTAATACAGTTACAGAAACATGTAGTGATGTATTGACAGTATTGCCAATATATTTCAGAAGGAGATATGTAGAGTGGTACAATGACAGGACAAAAAATAAAGCTCCTATCAGTGAATACCTACCTGACGAGTTTCAGGCTTTTCAAAAAGATGGAAAGATAGTTCGAGGAGAAGATAAAAAAGATCGCTTCGTGGGTAAACCTGATACTTATGTTGAGAATACAGCAGAGCATTATGTCATAGTTATTGATGGACAAAGTTGGTACAAAGCCCTTATTAAAATGAAGGGATCTCAACTTAAAAAGTCTAAGCAATGGAACTCGGTAATGTCAAATCAAAGACGAGTTGACGGTAATGACATCTATCAACCTAAAGACTTTGCAATGTCATACAATTTGTCAGGTAAACCTGAAAAAAATGATCAGGGTAGTTGGCATGGTTGGCTAATAAGTCAAAACAAATGGGTAGACGAATTAGGATTAGCTAAGCTTGAGGACATCTTAGCTGATGCTATGAAGTTTGAAAAAGATATTCATAGTGGGGAGCTTAAAGTTGCTCCTCAGGAAGATGAAACAAGTTCCCCGCAAGGGGAGTCCTCGCAGAGTGGTGATATACCATTCTAAATAGCCGCGTAATGAGAATGTAAGTCTTTCTATAGTTTATTCTTACTTTCTCACAGGGTCAGAGCATGACTTTTCCGGCCTCCTTTCGGTTCGTGCTCTGACCTAGCTATTAGAGGTAATATGGAGCTAGAGTTAGTACAAAAATTTAAAGACATCTTCACAGGTCTTGAGAGGGCCCACGGTGTCTTTGAAAAAAAGAATGAGCCACAGGAAGGCGTAAAGGTCGAGGCTCATATGAAAACGGTCCACGAGCCACCATCAATTGAAAAATTTAAAAAACATTTATTAGGAGAATATCCTGCAATGGGAATAGTTCCCATAAACGATGATGACAAATGTAAGTTTGGAGCAATTGACATAGATGTCTATCCCTTAGACTACAAAATATTATTAAAAAAGATAAAACAAAAAAAGTTTCCCTTAATTATGTGTCTATCAAAAAGTGGTGGCGCACATTTATATTTATTTACAAAACAGTATGTTTCAGCAAAGGACATGCAAACTAAACTTAGCGAGATGGCCACAGCCATTGGCTATCCTAAAGCTGAGGTGTTTCCAAAACAGATAGAACTTTATCAAAGAGAGGGAGAGGAAAAAAGAGATACAGGGAGTTGGATTAACTTGCCCTATCATGGCAGAAGTCGTTATGGAATAAATGAATTAGGTAACGCATTAAGTTTAGAAGAGTTTCTTTCTCACTACGATACCCTTGTTGTTGGCGCTCTAAAGTCAATTAAAACTGACTTCAAGAACGAGGTTATTAAAGACGGACCTCCATGCCTACAAATACTTACTGAACAGGGTGTTTCCGATGGCTCCCGGAATAATGCTCTGTTCAACGTAGGCGTATACTATCGTAAAGCAGATCCTGATAGTTTTAAAGAATTAATAGAGGATTATAATAGAAGCTATATTACTCCACCTTTAAAATCTGATGAAGTATTAATAGTAATAAAACAAGTAAGTCAGAGTGATGGTAATGGTGCTCCTAAATATATGTATCGTTGCACTCAACCACCAATAGAATCTTTATGTAATAAAAGGCTTTGTAAGAAAAGAAAGTTTGGTATTGGCAGTGAGGGAGATCGAGATCATCCTGTTTACTCAGATTTAAAAGTTTATAAGTCAGACCCACCTAGGTATTTTTTAAATGTCGATGATAGAAGAATAGAGATAGCTAACACTGAAGATTTAATGACTCACAAAAAAATTATTCAGGCCTGTCTAGAACAATTAAATACAGGGATTATGAATATGAGTTCTGCTGAGTGGAACCAAACTTATAGTAGTTTATTTGAAAGCATATCGATTGATTATCCACCTGAGGAGGTTACAAAAAAAGGAGAGTTCAAAGAGTTGTTGGAAGAGTTTTGTTTGCATCAGGGAGAGGCTTTGACAATAGCTGACATATTTTTAGGTAAATCATATACAGAGGATGGGTTTACATATTTTGCTTTAAAAGATTTGATGGACCACTTGAAGAGAAATGATTTTAAAGAGACTCGACCTTGGGTCACGATGAGACTTAAAGAAGAGTATAATGCAGATGATTTAATTAGAACTATTAAAAATACTAGAGTTAGACTTTGGAAAATAAAACAACTGACAATTGATGAGGTTGAATTAGAGGTTCCTGAAATGAAACAACAAAAAGATATAGAGGAGGATATACCGTTTTGAAAAAATTAACATCACAAGTTCAAGTAGACAATATTACTAGTGAAATTAGTAGAATGTTTGATTATGAATTCAATGGTCAAACAGAGTTTGTTCTACCTGACTTTCAAAAACCCACACAAGAATTTAACATAGGGCTTATAGTGGGAGCTTCAGGAAGTGGTAAATCAAGTTTATTGAAAGAGTTTGGTCAGGAAGAAAATATTGTTTGGGACAAAAATAAAGCAGTTTGTTCACATTTCGATAGTCCTGAGGAAGCTCAGGAGAGATTATCTTGTGTTGGTTTCAACACCATACCCTCTTGGATGAGGCCATATCATGTTCTAAGCACAGGAGAAAAGTTTAGGTCTGACTTGGCTAGACGTGTGAAGGATAATGCAGTCATAGATGAGTTTACTAGTGTTGTTGATCGTAACGTGGCTAAGTCTTGTTCTAACGCTTTACAAAAATTTATAAGAAATAAAAAAATTAAAAATGTGGTCTTTGCATCTTGTCATTATGATATAATCGATTGGTTACAACCTGATTGGGTTTACGATACAAACTCAAGCAAAGTTGTGACAAGGGGGTTACTTAGGCGACCCAAGGTCGTTTTGGAAGTCGTTCCTTGTTCCCCCAAAATATGGCCATACTTCGCTGACCATCACTATCTCACAGCAGACATCAGTAACGCATCACGATGTTGGCTCGGAACATGGGAAGGAACAACAGTTGGATTTGCTTCAGTTATTTTCTTCCCCTCAGGAACAATCAAAGAAAAAGCGTGGAGAGAGCATAGAACAGTGATACTACCTGATTTTCAAGGTTTAGGTTTAGGAGTCCGATTATCAGAGGCAGTTGCACAACAGTTCACGAACATCGGTCATCGTTTCTTTTCTAAAACAGCTCACCCTAGGTTTGGTGAGTATCGAGAGGCTCATCCTGAAAAGTGGAGACCCACCACACATAATAAACAACATAGAAAAGAGGACTATGAAAAAGAGTTAGATAGAATTGCTTCAGGTAAAAAAAAGTCTCCTAACTTCGGTGGTTATTCTAAAGAGTTGAGAGAGAAACACAAAGAAAGAGTCTGTTACGCACATGAATTCATCGGATAAAAAAATACCTACAGTTGTCATCGGTCCACCGGGCACTGGTAAAACAACTTTCATACTAAATAAAATAGAAGAGTATTTGGATAACGATGTGGGTATAGATGAAATAGCTTTTTTTTCATTCTCTAATAAAGCAGTGGATGAAGCAAAAGAGAGAGCGTCACAAAAATTTAAGGTCCCTATGAATCAACTAGAACATTTTAGTACAATGCACTCGTTTGCATTAAGACAAATGGGATTAACACGAGAACACATAATGAGTAATAATGATTGGAGGAATGTATCAAATGAACTTAGGATTAATATTAACGTTAATAATGACGATGACATATTTTTCAACAACTATGATGACAAATATATCGACCTTATAGAAAAAGCAAAAAGAAGAGACATCTCTTTAAGAGATTGTTGGGCCATGTTTGCTAAGGACATCATATGGCATAAGTTAGAGTACATAGATAAGGGCTTAAAAGAGTATAAAAAATTCGGTTTTGAGCAGTTTACAGGGGGTTCAAAAGGTTTTCTCGTAAAATCACAAGGGCCTAAAATAGACTTTACTGACTTAATTACAGACTATGTAGAGGGTGATTATAATAAATCATTTAAGGTTGTATTCTTTGATGAGTCTCAGGACATGTCTACCATACAATGGAAAATGGCAGAAAAGATTTGGAGTAACTCTGAAGAGTCTTATTTAGCAATGGACCCTAATCAAGCTATTTATACTTGGGCAGACGCTGATGTTGGAAAAGCGATACGGTTAAAAGAAGAGGCAAAAGAATTAATTGTTTTAGATAAATCAAAAAGAGTTCCTAAGAAAGTTTGGGAGATTGTAAATCGTGTTGAAGAACAGATCATAGGATATGATGACATACAATGGTCACCTGCTAATAGAGATGGAGCAGTAGAATTTATTAGAGGTATTTATCATTTAAACATGGATCAGGGCACTTGGTTGATCATGGGTAGAACTAGAACTATTCGTGATGACATGGAAGAGGTCATGAGGAAGAAGAATATTTTTTTCAGAGTCAAGCTAAAAGATAATAAATATAGATATTCAGTTAAAACCCAAGAAAGAAATGCTATACTTACTTGGAAAGATTTGATGAGAGATGAAAGAAACGAAGTGCCAATTAGATTAGTAGAAAATTTATATAAGTGTCTTGGTAAAGAATTTGTAGCTAGAGGTAATAAGAAAAAAATATCTGAGCAAAGAAAAGCTTTACCTGATAAAAAATTATCTTTTTTAGAACTCAAAGATAATTTTGGATTACAAGCTGAGTTCGGAACTCCTTGGGCAAAGGTTATGACAACAATTAACACTGAGACTGTTGCATACTTAGAAAATTTAGAGTCAAGAGGAGAGAACTTAGCTTTAGAGCCACGAGTAACTTTATCTACAATTCATCAACAAAAAGGTGGAGAAGCAGAGAATGTTATCGTGTCTTTAGACATAGGAAAAATGGCGTATGAGGAATATAGGATAAATCCTATTAGTGAACACAGACTTTTCTATGTGGCGTTTTCAAGAGCTAAAGAGAACCTTTACATAATAACACCACAATCAAGAGAGGCTTACAGAATATGAGCAAACAAATAGGTATGTTCAAACCTAAATCTGAATGGGTTCCACCCATGGATTTTCCTAACATAAAAGATGCAGATAAAATAGCTATAGATTTAGAAACAAAAGATCCAAACATAATGGAGAAAGGTCCAGGTTGGGCCACTGATGATGGAGAGATAATTGGCATAGCCATAGCTGTGGATGGTTGGAAGGGTTATTATCCTATCAGACATGAGACAGGATTTAATCACGATTCACGAGTCGTGTTTGATTGGCTAAATGAAATGCTCTCAGGAGAGGGTGAGAAGATCGCTCATAATGCTGCATATGATTTTGGTTGGTTAGAGGCTGAGGGTGTTAAATGGAATGGTCGTATTATTGATACCATGATCGTAGCCCCTTTAATTAATGAAAATAAATATAGCTATTCTCTTAACGCAGTTTCCAAAGAATATTTAGCTGAGAGTAAGAGTGAATTTTTATTAAATGAAACTGCTGCTCAATGGGGTGTAGATGCTAAGAGCGAGATGTTTAAAATACCTTCACAGTATGTAGGAGAGTATGCAGAGCAAGACGCTGTATTGTCTCTTAAACTGTGGGACAGGCTAAAGCCTGAGATTACTCAACAAGATTTACAAACTATTTTTGATTTAGAAACCGACCTAATACCTATCTTAATGAAAATGAGAAAAAAAGGAGTCAGGGTTGATTTAGAAAAATTAAAAAAAGCTGAGAAATCTTTTATTAGGAAAGAGAATGAATTATTAAAATATGTTTTTGGTGAGACTAATTTAAAATGTGATATATGGGCGGCTAGATCAATAGCTACTATATTTGATCAATGTAAGATAGAGTATCCTAAAACAGATAAGGGTAACCCATCTTTTACAAAAAGTTTTTTAGAGTTTCACCCTCATCCCATTCCAAAAGCAATAGTTCAAGCTAGAAACTTTAATAAAGCACGGACCACGTTTCTCCATACGATAGAAAAGTATCAACATAAAGGTAGGATACACGCTAATATTAATCAGCTAAGAACTGAAAATGGGGGAACATTAACAGGCAGATTTAGTTATTCAAATCCTAACTTACAACAAATTCCTGCTAAAGATGACGCTGAGTCAGATATAAAAATAGGTTCTTTGATTAGAGGTTTATTTTTACCTGAGGAAGAGGAGAAGTGGGGTTCATTTGATTACTCACAACAAGAGCCACGATTAGTTAGTCACTATGCAAATATTGTTAAGTTAGAGGGAGCTGAAAAAATTGTAAAAGCTTACAATGAGGATAAAGAAACAGACTTTCATACAATTATGGCTGAGATAGGAAATATACCTCGTAAGAGTGCTAAGACTATTAATTTAGGTTTATTTTATGGTATGGGTGTGGGCAAACTCTCTGATCAATTAGGTATAGCACCTGAAGAGGGTCGGGAGCTCATTAAACAGTATAATGAAAGAGTTCCGTTTGTTAGACAATTAGCTGATGCAGTGTCTGACCACGCTCAAAAAAAAGGTGCTGTAAAAACTTTTTTAGGTAGGAGATGTCGTTTTGAATTATGGGAGCCAAAAGCTTTTGGTTCCTATCGTGCTTATCCTTTGGATAAGGCTAAGGAAGAGTATGGTGAATATACTCCTCTGAAAAGATCAGGGACCTATAAAGCGTTAAATAGGTTAATACAGGGGTCTGCCGCTGATCAAACAAAGAAAGCAATGGTAGACTTATACAAAGAAGGAATTATACCAATGATTCAAATTCACGATGAGTTGGCTATAAGTTTTAACGGAGATAAAGAAATGAAAGAAAAAATAGTGAACATAATGGAAAACTCGATTGAAATGAGTGTTCCATCTAAAGTAGATGTTGCAATAGGAAATAATTGGGGAGAAGCAAAATGAGAATAGTATATCAAAGTGGTGAGCTGTATATATCTCTCACACACGCAGAGGTAGATCATATCGTTGAGAATAGAGGAAAGCCAGCAAAGGTGGATATTAGTTGGTTGAAAATTTTACATGAGGACATATCAAAGTGTGTCATGGCTCATTGGTCTGCTGTTGAAGTATGGGATGCACTAGAGTCACATCAGAAGACTGTAAAAGACACATCTAAAGAGAGAAAATAATCGTTATATTCTTTTTCGAAAGGATATAACAATGATAGAATTTTTAAAAAAACTAACTAATTTTATAACTCTTGAGCACGACTCGGACAAAGCCTTAAAAGAATTTTTAAGAGCAGAATATAAAAAAGACTGGCAGGCGGCTTACGCTTGGTATTTAGAAGAGGGTACTTTACCTAATTTTCCTAGAAGAGAGATTTAAGTATTAGCAACGATTTCAGCTAAAGACTCACATCTTTTGGTGGTCTGTTTATGCCACCTTGAGTCCTTCATTTCAGAAGCCGCTGTCTTCCAATCTTTGACTCTTAGTGCTTTCCAAAATTTTTTGAAGTTGCGAACACCTTGAGTTCCTAGCTGATATACCATCTCAAGAATTACCTCCTCTATATGCGGAGGCAAATCGTGACCAATACATTCTTCTATAAGAGACTCAGCTCCTGCTGCCGCTCTATTTAAATCCATTTCAAATAACTCTTCTACTTCATCCATGCTTATTTCTACCCCTTCAGCATATCGCTCTCTTTCATGTGGTTTTATAAGATGGCCGATGCCGATGGTGGCTTTGCCTAGCGAATCCAGGTACATAGATGTGCGTACACCTTCATGAATACGGACCCTATTTTTTAGTGATTCTGTTAATTCTATCATTACTTAAGTTTATATCCTAAGCCACTGTATTTGTCTACAGGACCACCTTTTTTAAAAGTCATTGATGCTCCCAATCCTAATCCTTCTTGACCTATGGTTGCGTTTAAATTTACAGGGACACCGTTAATTAAAACAGTGTTACCGTACCCAAGTCGTGGGTCTCCTGTAAAAACATTGTCGAGCCTAAAATTTCCAACGTTAGTATTAATTTCAGGATTTTGACTAAAATTATATAAGTTTTGTAAACTTGGTAATCCAAAGTTTTCTGCTCTAAATCCTGACATATCCATATTATTAAATGAAGAAGTAGGCATTTGTATCGGATCTAAATCCTCTCTTATTATTTTTTGATCGTTAAAGGTTGGTGACACAAATACAGGCTGTGTTTTCACATCAGTATTCATTGATCCAAAAAAGTTTCTTACATCTGATCGTGGTATAGGAAAAACAGTTCCAACTCTTGGTGGCACGTTACGATTTTGTGTTAAAAAGTTATAAATATTTTCTAAACCACCTTTAACTGCCTGAAACATAGGAGCTCCTTTTTCTTTAAAACCTTGAGCTATTCTACCTAAACCAAATCCTATGTCAGAACCAATTTCTCTAAAGGTTGGACCATAAAGATTAGCTAATCTTTCTGCTTCTTTTGCCAACGTTCTAGGAGCGTCAGGTGTCATTTGTAAAAGATTAGATGATCCCTCCACACCTTTTGTAAATCTATCTTTAAAATTTTGTAACGCTCTTTCTTGGGTTAGTCTTCTAAATGCACGATCATCTGAAACATCACTAGCATCACGACCTGAAAAAAATTTTTCTCTAACAGCTTGTAACTGTTTCTTCTCTCTTTGTTCTAACTCTTTAGGTGAAAATGGAGGGGCCATTATGCTACCACTTGTGGTCTTTTAAATTTTTTAGACTCAAAAAGATCTATGATACCACCCTCTTTAGCAGTGAATAAAGGTAATCCAACGGACTCTAAACCAGCAATTGTTTGTGGATTAGTTGGCCCAATGCCTTGGCCTCCTAAAGAAGCAATATCAATATTAGGTATGTTGATTGGTTGAATAGACGGAATCTCTCCCTGACCTCTACTTATATTCTGTTCTTCCGTGGGAGGATTATTTATAATTTCAACATCATTTAACATTTGTTCTTCAAATTGATCTCCTTGATAATCGTCAGGCATATTATCTAAAGTTTCTTGAATTAATTGATAGAATTGTTGTAACTCATTTATTTCTCTTTGATGTTGCTCATAAGCCTCAGTTCCCTCTTCATATTGTTCTTTCATTACATCAGTGGTATACATTTGCACTAAACGAACAAAATTAGAGTATCTAGTTTTATAACTAGTCGCATTATCCATTGCTTTAAAAAAAGCTCTAGCTTTTTTAGGGTCTCCTAAAATATTAGCCATACTTCTCAATCTTAAAAATAATGCAGGTGCACCTATGCCACCTTTTAATCCTGTAAATCCTCCAAACAAAATACCTAAAAGTCCTGAGGTTAAATTAACTGCACCTATAGACAACTTTTTATTCAAAAGTCCTGCCGCACTAGGCACAAAAGTATTTCCTCTTGCAACTAAAACATCTAAAAGTTTTTCTAATTGTTTTCCTGATATAAATTCTTTTGGGTTTCTAGCGTGTAATAAGTCAAACGCAGTCATAACACCTTTCTTCATTTGATCATTTGTTCCAAAAATTCCGTTTCTGAATTTAACAGGATCAAAATTTAAAAAGTTTTTGGTAGCAGAGAAAGTGGATGTGTTCTCTCCTACTTGGTTTAACGCCTTTATAGAGGCGTTCATGCTGTCATCCATCAGCTTAAATATAAAACTACCGAAAACATTAGGATCACTTCCTGTTAATTTAAAAAGTTGTTTTACTGCTTGAGGAGAGTTTAATTTTTGCATTAAAGGTTTAAAAATTTGATCATAGTATTGAGTTCCCTCTTTTGATAAAGGAGTTTGATATAATTGATTAACACTAAATGTCTGAGTTATTGTTGTTTCTCCTTGTCCTGGAAGTTTTATAGTTTTCTTAACCGTATATCCCTCATCTCCAAATCCCACTAACTTAGCAAAATCATTAGTGTCAGTTCCCTGTCTATAAGTTTGAGTCATTTTAGAAAACACACCTTTATCAAAAAAATCTTTACCCATAGGCAACGCTTGATCTCTATCGACTCCAAATCTAAAAACATCATCTGCAAATTTTTTAGATTCTCTTAGCAACGCTAACTTTTCAGGGTCTATCATTCTTGGAAAAACAGAAGAGGTTATTTGACCAGCTTGATTTACGGTAAAAGCTCCCCCCTCAGTGGCTGTAAGATATCCTAAGTCATCAAAAAAATCTGTTTTAAGGTTGTCTATCAATCTTCTAGTGACACTATCTTCATAAGGCAAAGAGTTATATATGTCGCTTAACTCATCTTGATAAAACTTATAATCATCAATCGTTAATTTTTTTCCTTTTGTTCTTTCTAAAAATTTTTTACTAAATTTGTAAAATGGAGTGTCTTTTAAAACTCCTGAGGCTTGATTGTCTGCCTTTGTTATAAACTCTTGAATACTCGTTCTAGATTTTACCATAGGAAAAATAGGAGTTCCTTTACCAAACAGTTCATCTATTTGCCTATAAAAATTATCATAGGCAGCCCCTGTGACTGCTTTCCACTCAGCTCTGCCTTTTAACATAGACTCTAAAAATGTTGTAGTGGCATCTTTATTTGATCTAGGAGCAAAGGCCTGAATTAATTTATCAACTTTATCTCTGACAACGGGCCCCTGTTCTTTTATAAAGTTTCCAACTTTATCAGCGACTAATGGTAGTCTACCAAAAGACTTCAAAAAATTCGTAGCAAAAGTGCCTCCCTCTGATGCAACATCAGCTAAAATTGGTTTAACTCCTACTTCATAGAAATCTGCTAATTTGTTTCTGACTGCGTCTGTAGCTAAAACTAAGTTGTTTTTACCTATGCCAAGTGTTTTTAATATACCTAAACCTATTAATTCATTAATGCCTTCTCTTTTTAAATTTTCAGGAAGTTTTTCAACAATCTCTTCAATAGTTTCTTCATCTCCATCTAAATAATCACTGACAGTGTCATAAGCAAATCCTGCACTTCCTGCTAAACCTGCTGCTGCTATGGCTCCCATTAAATACCTTTGTTTAATTTGTTTTTTTATTTTTGGTGGCAGTGGTAATTTATCAATCGTAGCTTTTTGAAACTTCCAAAGTCCGTTGAAGACTGTTCTAAAAGCAGTCACACCTGACCCTGATTTTGGAATTTTATCAGGATTTTTTGCAAAATAATTCAACAACAAAGGACCAGCAAGTGACCCTGAAATAGTTGCTACCTCTTTTGGAAAATAAGCCTCTAATCCAACCTCATCCACCAAACCTTGAATGTAAGCATTATATTCGTCTTGTTTATCGGTTGAAATTTGATTTCTTATATCAAAACCTAAAAAACTTTCTAAAAAAAATGATTTCTCATTTTCATTCGTAATTGTTTCATAATCCTCTTTGAAAGGAGAATCTCCTAAGTAAATTATTTTTTGACCACTTTTATCTTGAATGTCAACATATACAGGAGTCGTAAAAGTAGGAAAATTTAAAGAAGGGATAACTCCCTCTTGTAACCTTGTTCCTTGAAATTCAGGCTCATCCGTGGGTATAAACTCTCCATATGGATTGTTAGTCACATCAACTGTTTCTAATCCTGTATCTTTACTGGGTATAAACTCTGCGTATGGATTAGTTTCCACCATAAGATTATTCCCCTGTTCCGTATTTTTCGTTAAATAACTCTAAAAATTTTGGTCCAACTTGGTCCATACTAGCTCCCTGAGAGAGAGAATAAATGGCATTTGTAAAAATAGGATCAGTTAATAACTGAGGATATTTTTGTATATCAGCTTTTGGTATTGCATCTAATAAAATGTTTTGTAAATTTTGAAAAGTAAGATCGTCTTTTGAAGGAAGCTTAATAGGCTCTCTTGGTTCTAAAGAAGCTCCATAAGTCTCATCAAACACTTGAGGCATTTTGTATTCTAACTCAGGTAACCCTAAACTGGTTCTATATGTGTTCATTTTGTCAAAAATTGATTTATGAACAGCTATTAAACTTTTTCTAATACTAGAGGCTGAGCTGAAAACTCCATAGTCAAGTCTTTCTTTAGATATCTTATCAATGTCTGTTGGTGTCGCTCTATACCTAGATGCTCCTGCCTCTGTCTCAGCTATCAGTTTAGGAATTCTCATCATGTCTTCTAAAGTTTTTTGAAGTTCAGGATTGTTATACACAAGTTGCTCAGGTAAACCAAATCCCATCAACTGAGTTAAAAGTTCATCTACGGTATTTGATAGATTAGCGTATCCTCTTAAAGCAGAGCTTAAAATACCAACTGTCTCAGGCTGTGTGTATGTCCTTAAAACTAAATCTTCTATTGCTGTAAGCGTCTCATCACCTGTATTATATCTAAGACCTATTATCCTATTAGATCCATCAAATTTTGTTACGTCTATTTTACCTGGACCCATTTCAAAGGGATTTATTTCTAAATCTGAAAAATCTATATCGGACATAATGTCAGGATATTTTTCATCAAGAGACTGCTCTCCCCCACTATCTGTTCCTGTCGATCTTTTAACAATTTCTTTTTCTCTAAGCCTTCTAGTGGCTTCCACTAATCCACCGTCTTTTGCTCCTGGCATAATTACTTCAGTGTTAAGTTTAATCTCAGGTTGAGTATCAATGAAAGGTGAGAATATTAATTGTGATGCTTCTTTGGTTGAAAATCCTTTTAATTTATTAAATTCTGCCAAACCCTCTTCTGTGCTTACATCTACAATGGTGCTTACATTTATTGTCTTTCCTTCATTATCTACATAACTTCCTGTAATAGTAACTAAATTTTTTACATCAAACTGATCAGGCTCAATTGTTGTTAGCATTCCTGAGGTATTTTGTTGAACTATAGTTCCAACTGGAAGAGAGTCGGTTACGTTTGTTCCAAAAGTTTCATTTATTTTATCATTGTCAGTTCCCACAACTCCCACTGTTCCTATTCCACTTTTCTTCTCTCTTTCTATGGCCAAGTCAAAAGACTTACCTAAGACAAACTTTTTCATTTCCTGAATATCATCTTTTTGACTTGAGAATTCACTTAACGCTAATTGTAAAGGTAATTGATTTTCTTGTTGTTTTAATTGTATGGCCGCAGGTAAAGCCACACTTGTAGCTTGATTAAATCTGTTTAAAGCTGAGTCAATGACATTTTCACCCTTTGCAACATCTAATCCAAATTGAGTTAATCCAGCGAGAAGAGGCACTTTAAGAGCACCTCTTTGACTATCAAATAAACCAAGACCACCTATTGTATCTCTTTTCTCTTGTAATATTTCAGCAAAAGTTTTAGGTTCTTTTATCATACCACTCAATTCAGATAAAATTACTTCAGGTGAACCTGACTGTATTACATCTCCTGCCCCAGTTGCATAAGAGGCTATCCCTAACTCAGTCATTTCAGGTTTGGTATACAAACCAAAGTTTTTTATTTGATCTAAAGAGAAAGGACCCACCATCCCTGAATAAACACCCTCTCCTCCAGTTCCTGTAGATAAATGAACAATACCACCATCTTTCATAGTCATCGGTGGTTGTTGCATCATTTGTTGTGCTTGTTGTGTTTGTGCAATACCTTGTTGTTCTCTCATTTCAAATACAGGCTGAACTAAAGCTAATACAGATAATGGAGTATCTTGTGCGTCTCTCTCTCCAACTGTCATCGCTAATTCTTGAACTCTACCTTCCAAAGGAACCTTGTCTCCTCTAACCTCATTCATTAATTGAACATATTGCTCAGGAGAAACTTTAGCGATACCTTCTTTTGACGGATCACGGTTCACGGTCTTCTCTTCTTGGTCTAATCCATCAGCGATGCCAACAGCGTCAGATTTTATTTCTCCACCCTCAGCTTTACCAAAAATCAACTTTCCTTTAATAGAGTTAAGATACTCTTGTTGTTGTGATAAACCCATATTCGCAAAAGCATCTAAGTCAAAGCCAGTTGACGATATAATCATGTCAAAAACAGAATTTAATAATTGAGGGTTGGACATCGCATCATCGATGTTAATTTGAAAATCTTTATCAGGAGCATCAAAATTAAAAGTTCTATTACTAATTACACCTAACCTATCTAATATATCAAACTTAAAAGAGTCTATGGGACCTTGCATAACACGAGTGCTAGAAGTTGTTTCTCCACCCTCTGGTGTTCCAGTCTGTCTTCTAACAGGCACTGCAAACATTGGTCTTTGTAAAACTGCATTCATCATGAGAATAATCCTCCACCTAAGTTGCTAAGAGCATTATATTGACCTAACGCACCAAGACCTGCAATTCCGTAACCTGCAATTTGTTGTAATGGTGAAGGTGTTGGAGCTGTTACTCCTGTTTGACTTTGAATAACTTGAGAGCTACTTGGAGCTCCTTGATATATGTCTGATAAGAAACCAACTCTTTGATATGGTTCATACATTTGAGATAATAAGTTTTGTCTATTTACATCTAACTGTGTTTGAGCTTGTTGCTGTCCTAAAGAACCTAATCCTAATAATGTGTTGATATCTTGAGTTCCTAATTGTTGTCCTAAAGCTCCTAACTGTGCCTGTTGACCTGCAAAATTTCCATACTGTGGAGCAATAGATGCTAATCCTGATGCACCTGCTAATTGTCTATTTTGTGCGTTTAAAAATGCTTGAGCTTGAGCTTGAGCTAAAGCAGAGGCACGATTTCTTTCCAGTTCAGCTCTTTGAACCCCCTCTCTATCTCCCCCAAAAGCCCCTGATCTAAGAGCCTGAGCAGAAGCTCCTTGACCTGCAATATCAAAAGCACGATTAATTTCATCTCTAACAGAATCCTGAAAAGGATTCATAAACTGATTAATATTTTCTGATGTTGGAGATACAAATTGTTGGGCTGCTTGACCTAAAGATGATAAACCTGCGGCTTGAGACTGAAGAGCGTTAGCTAAATACTGTTGATAAGCACCAATGCCTGTATCACCTAACTCTATGGCTTGTAATTGTTGAGGAGTTAAAGTAGCTACTTGTTGTTCAGGCAAAGTTATAGGCTGGTCTGCTAAAGCTTTAGCAGTATCCAATAAACCCAGTTTTCTAGCTTCTACTTCAGGTGCTTCTCTTACTATTTGCTCAGTTATACTCATTATGCCATTCCTATGCTTTGTTGGGATAAACTACCACCCTTTTCTAAACTTTTCATCATTTTATACATGTTTTTTGCCCCCTCTTTTCTCGATCCACCACCAGCGTTTCTTACAGCTTGAGCAGTCATGACAAATTCACCATCGCTCAACATAGCAGGTATATCATCAGAAGTCCCTGTTCCAGGACCTACGATTTCTCCAATGCGTTTAGGGTGTTCTTTTGTGTCACCATCAGGGTGTTGTATTTTTTTACCACCATTCTCTGAAAAGCCTGTTATTTCACCACCCTCTGCTACAAGTAATGGGTCTAATCCCTCAGGGCCTGTAATGTCCAACAACTGATATTGAGCATAATTTGGAGTGTATAAGTCCTCTCTCACCGATGTTCCTTCTTCCTCCACTGTTTTAGGACCTAAAAATTGATCAGCCGCAGATGCAGCAGTGAGACCTGTATATAAAGCAGGAGTATATTGATAAGTAAAACTTGATTCTTTTGGAATTCCCAAAGATATTATCTCATCATCAGTTAAAGGGTTTCCTGTTATTTCTGCAATTTTTTTAGTTTTTGTAAATTCAGGATTAATGGCTCTGTCTGCTGGATTAATGGCAGAAACAACTTTATCTATAAAAGTTTTATCGGTAGCTACACCTTCAACTTTAGGTAACTCCACTCCTTTAACCCCACTCATAAACCTTTCACCAATAGTGCCCTGACCTCTATTAGTTCCTAATACTCCAGCAATTCCTGAAGTAGCAGTTTGAAGAGCTAAATTTTTTGCAATCTCAGAGGGTTTTTGTCCTGCTAGTGCTCCTATACCTGCACCTATTGCTGCTTGACCTAATCTACTGCCAATAAAGTTACCAATGCTACCTCCTATTAAATTTCCTATTCCTGGAGCTACAAAAGGTAAAACAAAAGGAGCTATTGGAGCAACAGTTTTAGCTACGCCTGTAACGGTGTCTTTAACATTTTGAAAAAAATCACCGATCAGAGATCCAAGACCAAATTCATAAATCTGTGCGTAGTCCTTTTCTTGCATTAGTCATTATTCCTTCTTGTTAGTTGCACCCATGCCAAGTCTAGGTGCAAATATGGTTACGTCTCTTTGAATATCTTCTTCAGTAGTATCTGTATTAGGATCGGAGACATCAGCAGAGGCTGCTTCTTCGCTTTCATAAGTTGCGCCAGTTTTTTTGTGAGTGAGCACTGTTTCCGTTTTGCAACTGTATATAGGAATTTGTTGTCCATTAATGTCTTTATAACCTACTACTTTTGGTTCTTCTACGATTTTATTCATTTTAACCTCTATTTATATTATTGTTGTTGTTTAATTTCAAGCAGTGATACGGTGACCATCGCCTTGTTAGCAGCGTTTGCTGTTACTTTTAATGCATCTCCTGCCTCAAAAACCTTTACATCCTCTCTTGTTGTTGTGTCTGTTGCGCTTACATCTACCTCATCCACCTCAAAATCAGCAGATCCATTATTATGTGTAATGGTCACAGTAATAGTGTCCGAAGCATGATAATTGTGCACAGATAAACTTTTTACCACAAATGTTGATACAGGCACAGGTGGTGAAGCTGATACATCTGCCTGTGGCACAGTAAAAACTGTAGTTAGATTTGTAGTTGTTAAATTAGATATAAATCTTTTAAATACGTCAGCCATTATCCAAAGAAAAACGCCCTTCTCGTCTGCTCATCAGCGTTGTCTTGCTGATAAGAAAAGTTTAGTTGTAGTATTAATTGTTCTAGTTGTCTGATTAGTTCAGCAAAAGATCTTGGGTCATAATTATCAGGTGGGTCAGGAAATCTTGTTTGTGCAATCTTAGCCATTATCTACCACCATCAGGATAGGCATCTATGGTAAACGTGCCCATTTTAAAATTACCACCCACGACATTACTTTCTATTTTAAAGTTTGCTTGTCTACCTCTACCTCTTAAATCTTTTTTTATGTCAGTGGTCTGCACAGTTGTGGCTGTTTGACTTACAACATTACCATAAGGATAATTTTTAAAACTAAAAGTTACACTGACATTACCTGTCTGATCTCTAAAGTCAGGCACAAATCTCCCTATGCGCATCAACTGCTCTCCGCCCTCATCAATGTTAAAATCTCCAGACTGAATGAACGATTGCATTGCAGTGCCATCATTGTCAGTGCCAAACTCATGTTTATAATATCTTGAAACACCATTTGATAATCCAATAACTGTTGGTGTAGCGTTAGCAACGCTATCCTTAAGATATTCAGTAGCAAAAGGATTTTGAAAAACTCCACGATCAACCCAAGTTGTTCTATTTAATGTGCCCACTGCCCAAGATCCTTCAAGATAATTGTAAATTACACATTTATTTATTTGTGGATTAACTTCATTACTTGGATTAGTGACATAAAACCAAATTATTTCTGCAAACTCAGTGTTAACACCAGCAAAGATTTGATCTGTCTGTGTTAAATCTATATTTTCAAATACGAAATCATCAACCGTGCATGGTAATTTTTTTACAGTACCATCAAATACAAAGAATGCATTTTGACCAATCCAGTAAGATACATCTCTGACTACAACAGCAGCATGTTGCCCTAATAGTCCACAGTTTTTACCTAATTGATTAAGACCAAAAGTAAATGGTGGACCTATAAATTGTAATCCGTGAAGTGAGGTGTCTGTCCATACAAGTATTTGACCACGAGCTTTGTCTGCACCAACGATTGTTGAACCGTCTTGAATACGTAAAGATCCTGCTGTGTTTGTGGCTCGTGGTTCATAAGTATTAATATCCTCTTGTGATGAAAATCTTAATAATAAAGGATCTTGAGAAGAGGCTGTGCCTACTGTTTTTTCTGTACCAAACAAAATAAGGTGTCTATCTGGCGTTGACACCAAAGAAAATTTACTGGCTGTTGGAGCGTTTGTCACTAAACTTGCTTTACCTGCTAAACCATCAGATGTAGGTGACCATTGAAAGGTAGATCCGTTTAAGGCAGTTGCTATCATCAGTTCACCAAAATTATCTATTGACCAATCTCTTCCGTCTAAGATGGTGCTTGAACTATTACTTGGTATATTCCATGCGTTTGCATTAGCTGAGTCTTCAAATAATGTCACAACTGAATCATCTGCATGAGCTGATCTTGTAGAACTATCTACAGCCCTTGTGATGCCTGTCAAATTTGTAGATGTTTTACCTGTATAAGATATAATTTCATCATCTACTATTATTTTACCTGAAGTAGAAAAATCTGTTGTGCTATCTAAAGTTATGGATGTGCCTGATCCTCCTGTTCCTGCAGTGTCATCTAATAAAGCTCCATTAAGAAGATTTGTTACCGCTGTTGAGAATCCACCATAACCATTTGTGCCCCAACCGTATCCGAATGTAGAAAAAGCGGGAGCTGAGTTTATGTCAAACTTAGCAGTAGCAGTTCCTGTTGTGACGCTACCTGTTGATTCGTTTGCATCTTGTTGAATAACAAACGAGTTTGTGCCTGTTACTGATTTAACTTCAAAACTTCTATCAAAATTACTTGCACTAAAACTTGTGCCTGACAAACTTGTGGTACCAGAGAAAGTGACTATATCACCTACAAGAGCACCGTGTCCGTTAACATTTACAGTCACATTGGCTGATCCGTTTGTTGTAGTGAAAATACTAGTTACTGAGCTATTTGTTTGTCTAATAGGAGTAATGTCATACAAAACATCATTAGCAAAGATATAAAGTTTTTTATCTGTGCCTAAAGCCGCTAACCTTGTGCCATCTAATGCTACCCAATGATGAGCGTCTCTTGGGACACCAATAATCGTAGTTTGTGTGTTTTTAGCCCAACCACCAATCTTTTCAGGTAATCCATATCTAAATCTAATATTATCACAATCAGTGTATGTCCCACTTGCGCCAAGACTACTTGTCTGTTTGTTTATTCCTGGTTGAAGTTTTAGTTTTGTTAGTGTCATCAGCTACGCTAAATATTGTTCCTACATGACCTTTAAAGTGCATGTTTCCATGATGCACTAAGGGCGAGGCCACATCTGCCCAAATTTTACCCTGTATATTAGACCATAATCTACTAAAATAATAGTCTTCACTTAAATATCTCTCCTCCTTATCCCAAGGTAATTTTCCAACTCCAAAGAAATCATAACAATTATCTGACTTCCAACGATTTCCGTTCACTATTTGATCAGATTTATATTTTCTATCAGGATAAGCCTCTTGTAGTTTTTTAAAAACATCTCTTTTTATTAGCATCATACCAGTTGCCGCTTCCATAACCTCTGTGTAACCACCTTGCAATTTGATGTTTGATACGTCTTCAAAGTTTAAATTATAACCTAAAGCCTTATAAGAAACTTGCTCTTCTGTAATGTTAGGGTTTTCTTTCACTGCTCTTATAACTTGATCCCAGTGAATACATTTTCTTGGATAAATGCCACAAACAATGTCTTTGTCAGCTCTAATTAATCTATCTATATTAGCAGGTCCAAATCCAACATCAGCATCAATAAATAATAAATGTGAGCCTACATAATCTTTATCATCTAAGAACATAGACACTATCGTGTTTCTAGCTCTTGTAATTAAAGACTCATTACCAATTGTTTGTACTTTCATACCAACACCTTGATCCGAGGTCCATTGTTGTAAAGCTAAAGTCCCATGCATTGTGTTTTCACTAAGCATTCCACCATACATAGGCATACCTAAATACAACCTTATGTCATGGTTTTTTAAATCATCTGTAATCATTTTAGTTTTTTCTTATCCATACCTTTCATTAGTGTTGACAGAGTTGTCATGTTTTGTTTGACCATCTCATTTCTGAAGCTTTCTATGGCTGATCCTGCTTGATTTGTTTGTCTTGAGTTTTCAATCATTAACATGGGCATAAGTGCCATGGCACAGCCATATTCATCAACTTCTTCACCTGTTTGAGGATGTTTACCACGTATCTGTATAAACCAGCCACATTCAAACTTGCGACATGGATTAAAATTATCGAGAGGACAATTATCTTTGACTTTGAGTTTCACGAATCCTTAGAACAAATAATTACATCAACATACTGCACGTCAAGATTAAATGTATCTGAAAAAGTATGTGTGTGCGCATCACCTGCTAAAGTTCCAACGCCATGAGAGTGACTGCCATCGCCACCAGTTGATTGTGTTTCAAACTGATTACCTGGTGATGAGTTACCTGTGTTTCTTGTGCCAGTTGAAGTAGAGGATGTAGTACCAAATTCTTGTATACCACCCTCTGTGTGAGTGTGAGCTGGCATTTCGGAAATAGTAAGTTGGTGTGCAGCCGTAGATCCTGTAATAGTAACACTGGTGCTACTTGTAGTTCCACTAACTGTTTGATTGTTATTAAATGCTGCTGCAAAAGTGTTAGATCCACCTGAACTTGCAGAGCCTGTTACAACTCTTAACGCTTTATTATCGTGAGCTGTAGCTTTAGTCCAACCTGTAGGAGCTGATGATTGTTGAAATAACATCAAAGATCCTGCAGGTATAATGTCGATGCCTGTCAACTCTGCACCACTACCGATATAAGTAGTGCCAGTTGTACCTACTTTGGCACCTAATACGTCAACACACTTATCTGACTGATTATAGATCATAGTGTGTGAACCTTGAGTAACAGCTACCCCATTTGCTGTATGACCAGTGGGAGCCACGGTCAAAGTAAAAGAACCTGTTGTGTTATTAAATATTACGTAATTACTCTCTTTAGCTGGTACTAACACTTTAATGTTGCCAGTCAAAGCTCCTGTAAGTTCAATAACTTTGTTAGAGGATTCTGCTGTCGCTGAGGCATCAGCAGTTGTAAGTGTAACATCAGAAGATCCTGCTACGCTTTTAGATAAATAACCATTTACAAACGCATCAATGACCTCAAGGTTATTGTTTGTTTTATCACCCCAAGTACCTGCGTTTTCGCCTGACGCTTGTAATTCTAATTTTAATCTATCTGAAAATGTTGATGCCATAGCTTAAATTATCACGGTTTTGTAGGCCAGACAACTGCATTTACTTTATCTACAGTATCAAGACCTGCCGTTAAATCCCTTAAATCTTGTCTATATTTTTTCTGTGCGTCTGTCATAGTATTATCAGAGGCACCCCACCAATCTGTTTCTGCTAATAATTTGTTTCTTTTATCTCTTAATTCAACCAAGGCTCTATCAAAAGCACCATCAGCCCATGCTTTTTCTTTAGCATCCCATGCAGTTTCTTCCTCTGCTGTAAAAGGCACTTTAACTCCGTCTATTAAATGATGTCTAGCCATTATCTCACTCCATATATTTTAAATTTACCTGTAACATATGTTCCACTAGACATACCAAATCTGATATTATTTATTGCTGATGTCGTATCTAAACCATATTGATATATTCTATATCCACCCGCATCACCATTTTGCGTATGTCGAGATGCTATACCCCACCCTAATTTTTTATCTGTTGTTGAATTTAAATTAAATAGATGAAGTTCTAAAGTTGCTATACCATTGTTATTAGAATCGTCACCATCAACACTAGTAAAAGTGTTCATACTGCTTTGAGAAACAGAAGGCCCTACTACTCGAAATGTGCTGTCATAAGCATTTTGTGCAAAGAAACTTCCAGTAGATGAGTAACTAGAGCCATTATCAGTTGAAAATTCAAATGTTCCACTTGAACCATCTGTGCTAAAAGTTGCTCCTTCAATCACTACATAATAATGATTATAAGTGCTTGTTATATAAGTTGATGTAAATGTTATTGTTGAAGAACTTGATGCCGTTTGAGTTTGTAGTAATTCGTATGCTCCCGCACCAGTAACTGTTCCGGTAAAAGCAAAATTATTAGCTAAGTTAATTTTTGCTGAAGTGATTGCACTATCTGCAAAAGCTCCTGCGGGTAATGTATTAAGTGCCATGTTATGCTCCTATAACCTTATATCCACCAAACCTAGAATTTGTTGACCCTGCACTAACACTTATCGAACCTCCAGAGTTTGTGTTTTGATAAATATATATTTCTACATAATCACTGCTACCATTCATATCTACAACAGCACCAACATATTCTGCTCTAGCGTTTCCACCACTTGCGTTCCAGTTATTATTTACATCTGCATAATTACTACCATTTTTATAAATAGCAATTTGTCCATCGTGATAATCATTGGATGTTGATGTTGACCAATAAGCAGTAGCATATATGTAATATTTCCCTGCAACAGTAGGAGTAAATCTATTATCAGTATAGTCATTATTTGAATCATATAATTCAGTGTTATAGACTGTTACTTTTGAATTTGTGTTGTCTGCTATTGTTTGGTTAGAACCACTTCCCTGTGCTTCAAAAGCAGGAGTCATTTTTAATGCAGCATTATTCAATGTCAAAGACCCTGACCCATCAGAGGTCATAATGGCGTTATCACCACCGTCAGCGATTATATTTACTTTAAGTTTACTAGTCATAGAAATCTGTGTCCATGCACGAAAGTTACATTGTGTCCTGATAATATTCTACTATCTCCACTACTATCTTCCTCAATATATCCTTGAAAAGCCACATATTGTCCAGCAGTTAGATAAAATGTGCCAGTGACATTCATAGATTGTTGGTCTTGTTTACTATCTGCTCCATCTTCTCTTTTACAACTAATTAAATCTGTAGCTGTCGTTGATAATTGTCTAGACATTCTTGCTTCATATACTCTAGCTGGACTATTAAACAAACGCATTGATAGGTGAAAAAAATAATATCCAGTGGATGGGGCTGTGTATAAACCTGTCGATGTATTCCACGCACTACCAAAATCGTAATCTTCAGCATCAAAAGTGCAAGTGGTGTAAGTTACATTACTGATTGATTGTTCAGATGTCTTATATGCAAAGAAGGCTGTAGAAGAGTAAAAGTCACTAAGCAAAGTTCCTGAGGGCACAGTTATAGTATCACCAGTTTCACCAATAGTTATTGACGAGCCTGATTGCTTAATAATCTCATTTACCTTTAACTGCGATACCAATTATAACTCCTTATGATTTAGGGTTTGCGTCTTTAATAGCTTTTATTCTAGCCTTCCAATCATCGAAAGATTTATACATCTCATCGAGTTGGTCACCTATATCACCGTAAGCTGCTCTACGTGTAGCTCTAACTTGATTGTTTTTCTCTTCAGTATTACCTGCTGTTTCTTGTGCAGCAAGTTGTTCATCTGTTGGTTTGTCTAGACCTGAAACATTCCATTCTTTAATGTAATCGCCTTTACCATCAGAATCATTTTGAAGCAAAACATCTTTTGTAAAGTCTACAGTCTTTGAGTTAGCCTCACAGTATAGTTTTACTTTTGTTGCTAATGATGCCATTGTTTACTCCTATCCACTAAAGTTTGCGTAATCCACAACTTTAGCACGTTCTGCTGCTCTTTTTGTTTTTACATCAGAAGGCATAGCAGTTCCGCCTTCCGCTGCTCTGACTGCATACCAATCAGTTGATGCAAGATAAGCTCTTGCAGTTTCGTTGATTACCTTTTGTGATGCAAATGCATCTTGTTTGTCCATGTCGGCTTTGACTTTTGCCCAAGTAACAGCGTCTGGCTTTGCGCCCATGATAGCTGTGTTATTGGAGTCTTTACCTACAACCCATTCAACGTTTGAGTTGAACTCAGCTTCGGTAGTCACCTCACCACGAATAACAAATTCGTAAGTGCCAATTGACTGTATTGCTTGTGCACAATCTGCCATTGTTTACTCCTTATAATATCACCAGTGTTCCACCACTAGCTACGTTTATTGTCTGTCCAGAGGACACTGTTACAGGACCCACTATACTAGCATTTTCACTTGCTGCAATAGAAAGTCCGCCTGTTAATGTTTGTACATTTCTGTACGCACCATTAATACTTGTTAATTTAGCCGCTGTCACTGTTGCATCTGTCGGAGCTCCCACATCAAAAGTATCACCAAATATGACACCTGAGAAGGTCGCACTACTAGCAGGTGGACCTGTAAATGCTATTGTCCCACTAGATGACCCTGCAGTAAATGCTGTTCCAGGTACCTGATACACACCATTTATGTGTATAAGTAGTTGAGCTAAGCTACCAATAATTTGTGTTGTTCCACCAACAGCTATGGTAAATTGTGTGTCGGACCCATTAAAGCCGCTACTAATATCATCTATTAGTGAAAAGTTGCCCTGTACGATTGGATTGCCTAAGTAACCCATTATGAACCTCCATTATCTATTATAGTGTTGCCTTCTGCTACCCATTTTAATATTTCTTGATAGTCAGTATTTTCTTCATCTATTGGCACCACTTTTGTTGATTGAGTATCTTTATAAGTCACTACTAAACCTGCTTTGTCACCAAAAAAATAAGTTTGTGTTACTGTTTTTATTATCATTTTATAACTCCGAATCTAATGCAACATAAGCGTTAGCGTTTGCTGCATATATCCATCCATTTTCATACGTAGAAGCAGATACACCATCATCTGAATAAAGAAGTCCTGTGTTAGCTCTACCTGAATATATTTTGATAGAATTAAAAGTAATGGCACCGCCACCTCTATTAAACCCAAAATAGTTTGAACCGCTACCTTGGTCTATCGATGGTGTGGACCTTTTTGGGTACCATTGGTAATTTATCGAAACCACATCCGCTTGATAACAACCACCTGTTGCAATAATTGCGTTGACATCTTTATTTACAATCATTTCGTAATATCTTCTACATCTTCTTAAATTACTTTCAGTGCTCTCAAACGGAAACTCAGGAATTGTAGTTGAGTCGTATGTCCCTACTTCCCATTGTACACCTGTTAAATAAAAATCACTGCTTGTACTATCAAGCCAACCTGTTGTGATACCGACAGCTCTGTTTGCGTTTACACTAGCAGCCCAAGATGTTGCTAATGTGCCTGAAGTATAATCTGTACCTGCATCCAATATCCAAGTAACTCTCATTGCTCTACCATTGTCATTATTAATTGTTCCTGCAGTGTCTCCAGGTATATTAATTATCTTTTTTTCCCAAGTATCTGCAGCATCTATAGTAAAAGTTTTACAAATGTGTCTATCTCCATCATCAGCATAAAGTCTTACAATATATGTGCCAGTTTGAGACATGCGACACCAAAAAGATAAAGTCGTTGCTTCAGCACTTGATGTTCCATATTTTAACATTTGCATATTTTGACCTTCTAATCTTTGACTTATGACTTGTACATCTCCTGCATCTCTTGATGAATTAGCCGTAGTTACATCCATTTTTAATGATGTCGAAAAACCTTGTCCTGTTGGAACACTGGTATCTTGTGAAATAGTTAATGTGCAATCATCGCCTTCTGTTGTATATCTGTCTAGTGAGTAAGTATTTGTTGTAATTCCAGTTATGCTAGTTCCTCTCTGTGCAATGGCCATGTCACCATTTATAATTAATGGGGACACTAATCTATGACTATCTAAAATTTTGGGTGATGTGATCGCATCATCCGCTATTCCCGCTGAGGGTATCGTTGTTACTGTCATGTTATGCTCCTATAATTCTATATGCTCCAAAATTTGTTCTTCTTTGATATCCTTGAAAAATCTCACCACCACCAGATGCTCCGTTAATATCACAAAAACATTCTAAATAATCTGAACTACCATTCATATCAACTGTTGTATTAATGTTTCTGGTTATAGTTTGTATGTTGTTATTTGAAAATTCAGAATATGCAAAATGTATTTGAGAACCATTTTTATAAAGTCTTAAATTAGCAACATTTAAATCAGATGCTCCACCAGCATAACAATCTACTTGAGCATAAACAAAATATTTTCCAGCTTTTGTTGGTGTAAATCTATAATTAGTAGAATTATCATAGCAGTTATCTGTATCAAGTACCTCAGTATCAAATTGAATTTTAGTTACAGTATTATTAGAAACACTTTGATCGCTACTTAAAACTGCTTCAAAAGCAGGAACATTGGTAAATACACCAGCTGCTACATCTCCACTCGCACCAATAGTAATCGTCTTCGTGGCGTCTGTGCCAAGAGGCGAGATCTC